CCGGTTGGTTTATTATACATGATATTAAATGGATTTATAACAATAATATACATAAACACAGTACGCCATGGCGAACAGAATTAACTTTAACCCGCCGTGAATGGCCAATTCCCGGTTATAATAAAAGTAAAAAGCCGAAAGAAAATAATAATGAAAATAACAGCAGTATTACTGTAGAAACAGATATTGCAACAGGGACAGTTAAAGAAGCGAATAGTGAAAATAATCAATCAACAAATAATTCATCAACTGCAAATGAGCCTGCTAATAAAGATATTACTACAAACGGTTTACAATCATATATGGTAACAATTTATGAAGATATTAAAAATGCATGTAATTTAGCAGGTGTTAAATTTAATTTAATATCTGGCAGACGCTGGCCGGTTGATGAAAACGGAAATAAAGCAGACAAACCGACAGTTAAAGACGGTAATATGTGGAAATTTGTTAATTCAAATGGTGATATAGTATGGTATACATCAGAAACATCGCCGCATATTACAGGTGATGCCATAGATATTATAAACAGTGAAGGTTCTAATTCAGTAGATATATTACAATGTATTTTAAATGATGATAAAACATTATATGATATGTTAATTAACAAAACATATTTCGGTAATGAAACAATGGATAATAATGCAAATGCTATTGTACATTTCCATATTGGTAAAATAGATAAAAGTAATCAATCTACATTAGATGCATTTAAAGTATGGTGGAATGTAGTTGTTGCATAGCAACACGGTAATATTAAATATGGAAATAATATTATAAAAACTACAGATTTTAGCAATTATTTTTAATTAAAACTTTATAGATATTAATTTATAAAATAATTATGACAATAGACATTTACAGTGGTGGAAAATATCCGGCAAACGCATTATCTAATTTTATAGAACACCCTTTTATTTTTAGAGGGTTTTCTATAAATTCAATGGAAGGATTGATTGCCGGGTTAACATATAAAGATCCGATTGAACAAATGCGAATCTTTTTGTTGTCTGGTATAGAAGCTAAAAATTCCACAAAACCATGGAATTTTAATATGCAAGTTTATTGGCAAGGAAAAACAATAGACAGAAGAAGCCAAGAATATCAAGATTTATTTAATGAAGCATATGATGCATTATATACAAATGCAGATTTTAGAAAGGCACTAGATTCTACCAAAGGACATAAGCTAATTCATTCTATAGGACATAGAGACAGGATGAAAACACTATTAACTGAAGAGGAATTTGTCGGAAGATTAACCAGATTGAGAGATACTGGACATAGTAAAGAAATTAAATTTGAAAGTGAAGAATTATTCTAATAAAAAATGCAGGAAATTAAATCCTGCATTTTTTATTTTTGATAGATTTGTGATTTGCAAATTAAAGAATTGCTTCGTCAAAGTAGTCACACCAGAATGTCATTTGGAAGTTTTGCCAAATGTTACCATTATCATATGACAATGGCGGTGCTGGAACAGCTGATGTTGGGAATATATTATAACAAATCCATTGGTGAATTGGTTTACCTTCTTTATCATGAAGAAGAATTGTCATTGCTTTTGCTGCATAATTTCGCTTAATATTCATTTTACCAGTTAATGGATCATATGTTAAATCACTCCAACGACGCAAGAACTTATATGTATAATTATCATTAGTTCCATCATCATTACGTTTAATATTTAACTCAAAATTCATTGTAAGGTCTAAGTGAGTTTTATTAGGTTGGCCGCCGGCATAACCACGTTCTGCCTATTTATATTTTTGTGATACTTGGCCAACACCTGGTTGTGTATCAAGACCACCAACTGAACGTAAACCTTCTAAAACAATATTTACGTCATCTATACCATATTGATTTAACATACCATTTGGAAGATCTGATGGTAAAAGTTGAGCAGTATATAAATTTAAATAAATTGGCTCATGTAATTCCATTGATCTTTTAGATGATGTAAAGTGCCCCCATCTATTGAGGCCTTCACTATTAATATTTTCCCATTGTGCCATAGTTAATTAAATAATTTCAATTTTATATTTTATTTATTTATTTATTTTCAAAACAAAATAACTTCACAATAATGAAAATTTAATAAATAATAAAATAGTATTTCATATTATTTATTTATGAAAAATAGAAACTTAATAAAAGAATCATAGGGCATTGTTGATAAAGACGGAATTCAATGGTTTGATTTGTCTGATTTGATAACTGATTATGTTTATGATTTGCAAAACGGGTTAAATGCTGATCCGTTTTATGATGCAGATAATGAAACTATTACGAAAGGGAATATTGAAAGTTATTATCAGTATAAACACGCTAAAAAAATGCCAAGCTATATTATTCCGGATTGGATTGGTTCATTTACTATTAATATAATTAAAGATAAAAATAGTAATGGAACATTTCTTAAAAAAACATCTAAATTAAATGATTCTAAAAAATTGGTATTTACTATAGAAATCGGATAGGCAATTGAAAGCCCGGATTTATTTTGTAATACATTAGTTCATGAATTTTAGCATGCTTATACATGGTGGTTAGCATTAACTAAACATATAATATTGCATAATAATAGAAGAGGTAATTTATATATGCATGCGTCAAAAGGTTTTGATGATGCATATTATTCTGATAATTTTGTTCCTTTGGCTATGCAAAAATTTCCGGATTTAATTGAAATAAACGATGATATTTTTAATAATGCGGAAGGATTGGAAAGAATTATATTAACAGGTTTTTATCATAGTGATGTTGATGAAATACGAAGTTTTATTTAGGAATTCGCAAAAGATATGATGAGAATCATAAAAAATAATTATGAATTAATTAGTGCTCAAATAAAACGATCATTAGAATTTAAAAAAGATTTTAATCATATAAATAAAGATGAACAATATCGCTCAAATATTTTAAATAACATTTATACTGATTATAATTTTAGCAAATATTATAAAATATATAAAGCATATTATGAATTTTATAAAAAACTTGAAAAAATGGAAATTGATGATAAAATTGCAACATAGGTTGTGAAAAAATGTGTGCATGCAATTAGAATGGCATTATATATTCCTGCAAATAAATCATTAACAAAATTTGAAGGAGACGCTAATAATATTCTTAAACGTGTAGCAAAAAGGCAAATTCCAATTTATGAAAATGTATTAAAGAAAATGCAAAAGATTTTTGTAAAACTAATAATGGAAATCCCGGTATGATAAATTATAAACAAATATTAGAGGCGGTTAATAGGGGCATACATTTTGCATTGGATGACTTTGATGATAATGAATAGATTCAAGGCCAGATTAATAGTAAAGTTAATAATACTAGTAATTTAAAAGAATATTTAGAATGGCAGTAGTTAATTATTAAATTAGAAAATAAAGAATTAACTAAACAAGATATTGAAGAACTTACAAAATTATCCAAATTGTTAAATTTAAAATATACTGTTAATTCTAAAGATAAATTAAAAGTTATTACTAGATATATAATAAAACATATAGATCCTAATGCAAATTTAAACTGGATAGATACTTCTAAAATTACCAATATGGATTACTTATTTATAGATTCTGAATTTAATGGTGATATTTCAGAATGGAATGTTTCTAATGTCGAAAGTATGTATAGTATGTTTGCCAGTTCTGATTTTAATGGTGATATTTCTAAATGGAATGTTTCTAGAGTAGCTGATATGCGATATATGTTTCAGGGAAGTCCATTTAATCATGATATATCAATGTGGGATGTATGGAGAATTAATAAAGATGATATAGTTAAAACTGGTATATTTGCCGGATGTCCAATAAACCGTGATTATCGTCCTAAATTTAATAATGAGTAAATTAACTTTTACTCATTTTCTTTTTATAATTATAAATATTTAAATAGATAATTATATTAAATGGCACAAAATAATATTGTTATAGCAACAGTTGTATCTATTGATGATCCTACATATTCTGGTCGTATCAAAGTTCGTGTACCCGGATTTCATGACAGCATTGTTAATGATGATTTATTACCATGGTGTTCATACGGCGGATCAAGTGTTTTTTCTGGTGATGCAAATGGCGGAGGCGGTTCAATATCTGTTGCAAGAGTCGGCCAACAGGTTCGTGTAAAATTTAATTCGGATGATCCGACATCAATGGAATGGTATGCGACAGGAATACTTGATAAAGATTTGCGCGAAGAATTAAAGAATGATTATAAAAACGCTCATGTTTTATTATATGATTCAGCTGTTGATTTATCAATTAAATATCAAACATCAACCGGACTAATAATATATTATAAAGGCAGTTATATTCAAATAACACCTGATAATAATATTACAATTCATTATGGTGAAGGAAATACCGGCACACAAATTCAATTATCAGATAAACGTGTAGATATTCAAGCCCAGCAACAAATCAATTTAACTACACCCGGAACAATAAATCTTGAAGCTGATAATATTATACTAAATAGCAAAACATCTACACAATTAAAGGGTGATAAAGCCGGTGAAGTAAATGTTAATGGTACGGCATTAATGTCAATGTTAACAATTTTAGCCGGTATGATTGATGCAAAAATACCAATGTCCGGTGGGGTTGCAGGCCAATTAGTTAATTCTAAAAAGGAAGCAATACTGAATCAACATATTCAATTAATTTAAGAAAAATGAAAACTAATTATATATGGAAACAATTCAATTAAATGATACCAAAAAATTCAATTGGTATCTTAGTTATATTGCATTATCTGATAATGGCAAAGATTTAATAACATTAGCAGATGGTAGGGTATTTGATTTTATTCCAAATGAAAATGATCAAATAAAATTTAATGGAGTAGACTATACTGTTATTGGAAGAAAATTTGATTTTGACAGAGGTGCAATTTGGATAAAATTATCAAAAAAATCCTGGTAAAATAATTACCAGGATTTTTAATTTATTATACTTTTAATTAACTAAAATATTCAATAATTTCATTACCGTTATCAATTAAAGATTTTATAGAAAATCTAAGTCCAATCTTATTTTCATCAACTTTTACTAATGTAAAATACGGCATATCTTTAATTTTATTTGAGCCTGGAACCAATGTAGATGATATATATTTCATTAAATGTGACTTAACTAAAATATACATTTTAATATATGTATCATCTAATGCCTTTATAAGTTGCTCTTCATCATTTTCACAATATTGCTATTTAACAATATTGATTGAATTATAAATTCCTTGGCCAATCTCAGAGGGGGCTGTCAATTCTTTAATAGTTGTCCATGCAGCGGCTGACTGACTATGATATACAACACTTACAACTGGCATATATTTGGAATTTAAAAAATTTCTTAATATTTCAGAAATTTTTAAAATATTAGATTTTAACATTTCATGATCAAGTTTTGGCACATTTTGTTCTTTCCATGCGCTAAATCCCTCGTTTAATGATTTATTTTCTCTAAAAGCGCGTCTTACACCAGTCATTATAGATTCTGTTAATTGTTTTTTATTCATATATATATTATTTTTATTTTCATTTGCTGCTTTTAATGTATTACCATCATCGTGAGTTCTTATATCATTTGATGTTAAACCAAATGCACGTGCTGCATCTTCTGCAGTTGTTCTATTAGCAAAATAATAATGAGTGTTATTAGCAAGGAATGAATAATAATATTTAGCACCGCCTAAACCTTTTTTCATTTTTTCATAACCTCCGTGATCTTGTGAGAAGTCACGATATTTTATTTCAGGCTTTTTTGCATATTCCTCACTACTTTTTTTCTTACTTTCAATTTCTTTTAATTCTTTGTCAATTTCTCGAGCTAATTTATTCTACTTAACAAATGTCTCTTTTAATTTTTGAATTTCACTATCGTTTATGCGTTTATTTGGATCAATGTCTTTGCAAATAATACCATCTTTTAATTCATAAATTGGCCCCCATTTGCATTCCTCGTGATCTTTATAATATATAACTTTTTTAGCACTATCATATCTAACATTAAATGGATTAATATTATATTGACCTTCATATTCGTTTTCATGAATTATTTTTAAACCATTTTTAATAACATCTACAATTACTGTAGATATAGCCATACCAGTGCCAAGCCAAGTATTTATAAAGTTTTCATTTATCTTTTTGTTATTTCTTCTAATCATAGTTATAAAATATATTTTTATCAATATATTTATTTTATAAACTTTCAAATATTTTTACATATAATAATTAAGTTAAAATATATTTGAATTATGAAAAAAGATACTAAGAAACTGAAACCGATGTCTGAGTATGAAGTAGATGCAATGTGGATGTCATATCGTTATGCAATTGGACGACATACTATAGCAGCGTGTATGCATGCTGGTGATATGATTAAAGAAATATATCATAGATTGGATGAAGAAAGAATTCCATTTACTGTATATGATATCAGGCGTGAAATTAATCAGCAACTTGATTGGAATTTTAATTTTGGATTAAGTTTATATGTTCAACAACCTGATTATGATCCAATTAAAGCATTAGTTGAATTTGCAAAACAAGATGATGTTAAAAAAGCCGGTGGAATTTTCAAATATTTAAGTAATAACAGGGTTGAAGTTTCTGTTAATTCTAATCATGAATATGAATATGATTTTAGTGAGCCGATTCACCCAGGTAGAGAATTATATGCTCATGAGTTGGATGATTTGTTAGTATGGTATAATATGTCATGTGCGCTTGATAAAGAAAATCATAAAATTGCAGTGACAGAATATGAAGGCAAAACTGAAGAACATGAAGTTTTTGAATATATAAAAATTCAACAATATATTGATGCTGAAGAAGATTTTGCAATTGATTATGTAGATATTAATGAATATTTGAAAAACCCATTTGTTCATAAATGGATTGTAAAAGATTATATTAAAGAAATTAAAGAAAAGTAAGTATGGGGAAAATAATAGGTATATATGGCGGAAGTTTTAATCCTATACATTTTGGGCATATCGGTGTTGCAAAGTGGGTTAAAGAACATACGGCGGTTGATGAAGTATGGTTAATGGTTAGTCCTAATAATCCTTTGAAAGACAAGAAAATACTTGTGCCTGAACAAGAACGATTTGAGGCTGTCAAAGAAGCGGTTAAAGATATTCCGGGATTAGTTGCATCTGATTTTGAATTTAGATTACCAAAACCGTCATATACAGCTGATACTTTACGAGAGTTAACAAAAGTATATTCAGCATACAAATTCATATTGATAATTGGTGAAGATGGTTTAGAGACACTTCATAAATGGAAAGATTATGAATATATTGTAAAAAATTTTATTATCTATGTTTATCCGAGACGAGGATATAATAAAACTATAGATATTTCCAAATACCCATATATGAAATTTTTATATTCAGCACCATATTTTGATATTTCATCTATCGAAATAAGAAATAACAAAATGAAAAAATAATCTATAATAATTATAAAAGAATTAAAAAGAAAACTAATGGAAAATAATACAAATCCAAAACAACAGCTTTTTACTGAACTATTTCGACCAAAAACATTGGAACAAGCTGTAATAGTTCCAAGAATTAGGGAAGAATTGTCTAAAGGATTGGTAGACAATATTTTATTTAGTGGAAAACCTGGAAGCGGCAAGACAACTTTAACTCGTATTCTTGCATCAGATTGTGTTGATCCACTTTATATTAATGCATCTTTGGAACGTGGTATTGATACTATTCGTGAAAAGATTATTAGCTATGCATCATCCTCATCATTATGGGGTGGTGAAGAAAAACTTAAAGTTATTATTCTTGAAGAGTGTGATAATTTAACAAATGACGCATGGTCTGCACTTCGTGCAACTATAGAACAATTTCACAGAACAACCAGATTTATTGGAAATTGTAATTATATTGAAAAAATTCCAGAACCAATTCAATCTCGTTTTAATTGTATTCCAATTGAACCAATTAATCAAGAGGAAGAAATATATTTGCTAAATGGTTTTACTAAGAGAGCTAAATTGATTTTGAATGCATGTCATATTACTTATAAAGATGAGGATGTTGAGAAATTTGTTAAGGCAGATTTTCCGGATATGCGTTCAATTATTAAAAAGATTCAACAATTATATACAAGGGGTATTACTGAATTAACTCCTGAGACACTGGGAACTACTTTTGACTGTGGACAATTATTCAATATAATTATGACACCTGGCAATCCTACAGAGAATTATAAAGCTTTAGTAGCAGATTGGTCAACAAAAGCTGAAGATGGGTTGTTAATGCTCGGACAACAATTCCCAAATTATATTCAGACAGTTTGTCCAGACAAAATAAATAAATTACCGATGGTTATAATAACCATTTGTGAATATCAATCTCAACTTCATTATGCAATTGACAAATTTATTGTTCTGTTGGCGTTGATATATAAATTACAAAATATTGTGAATAGTTAATTATGTGGTTTATTAAAGTAGATGATGATTTAACATTAGAAAATGTATGTGATATTACTAATACAGAGCCTAAAGCTTTGTTTAATCCATTACATGAAAATGTTTTGAATATTATTTTGCGTGATGTAAATGATCATTCAAAACTTGCTAATAATATGATATATACTAATATCACTATTCCATTTGAAAATGTGGATTTAACAATGAAAAATGGGGTTCCATTTGGGGAAATTGATAAAGATATTACCGGAATTAGTTTATATATTGATGAAAATAATTATGAATTAGCAGATCAAGTCATGAATTCATTTGATGAATGGGATGCACGAGCTATGATGGCAAAACTTTAATTTTTTATTTTTATTATTATTTAAAAGTTTAAAAAATGAGATTCAATAATTTGAATCTCATTTGTTTTGTAATTGTTTTGGTTTAAATTCATCTTTAATAGGACATCCATTAAATAAAGCTAAATTTGGATCTTCCATATTAAATACATCCGCATCTTGATTAATTTTCCAATTTGAAATATCCTAATTAAATGATGATGCACTAAAAAACATTGTATTAAAAAGTTTAACATTAGAAACATCCCATTTTCCAATTGCCTAATTAAATTTTTTTGCAAATCTAAACATACCTTCCATATCTTTAACATTAGAAACATTCCAATTTGATATATCTTGATTAAATTCGGTACATACTGAAAACATACCTTCCATATCTTTAACATTGGAAACATCCCATTTAGATATATCACAATTAAATGGATACTAATCTCGAAAATGTTTAGCTTGTAAATAATCTAAATATTCAGTAAAATTAAATAAAAAACTCATATCTGTTACTCCAGAAACATCTATCCAATTCAAATCACAATTGGGTCCGTTTTCTTTAATTGCTTCAACTATAATTTTCTACAAATCTTTTTTTGATGTAATTTTTCTAAATTTATTAGAGAATAATGGTTTATTTTTTTCATAAATTTTATATAAATCACTATCCAATTCATCTGCATTATATCTGCTAACCATATATCTGATAATATAAAATTGTTCTTCTGTTATGCCTAATAAATTTAAATAATGAGATAAATTATTTTTAATTAAACCCCACATTTCATATGTTAAATTTTCTCCGGATTTTATACAATCAATAATATATTGTTGCATACCGCCTGTATATTTAACTTTACTGTTGGTTTGACCTTGAATTTCATTATCTTCAAAGTCATCTAATGCAAATTTAATTCCTTTATTAACTGCTTCTAATATTTTATTATAATTTTTCATTTAATTTTTAATTAATTTATAAATTTATTACTGGACGAATTACCATAGGACAGCGGCGCACATCTCTGTACACGCTAATATCATTAGAATCGAAGTACAAGTAGCAAGCTTTCCGAGGCGTATCTAAATTAAGACTTGAAGACCACATGAAACACTTAGAACCTTCCCATTCCCAATGTTTAATAGAACTATAACAAAAACCGGCTGCAGGAATAAACAACTAATTTTTATTCTTTCCTTCAAAAACTCGGCCATTCAATCCTTGAATTCCGCCATCATCTTCTGGATTATGTTTTATTTTATTAGGATCATAATTATTAACCCAATAATTAGTAGTATATTTTAATAATTCATCAATCTATTCTTTAGTAGGAATATGAAATTTAAAGTTGTGAAGTTTTTTATTTTGATAAGCTGCATCATCTTCTAGTAATAATTCAGTTAAATTATCAGTAAAACCATTTAACCCAAACCTTGGATTATCACAATATTTAGTTAATTTAAATTCTTCTCCAAATTTATAATTATCCCATTGAAATGTAATTCAACCATATTCATTTCTTTTATTACCTTCTAATTCACCCCAAGCATAGCATTTTCCATGCCAATCTTCGGGTTTAGATAACTAGTTAGTATCAACATCTAGATTATACTTGCACCATAAAGTTCCAGAAGGAAGTCCTAAATCTACAACTTCCTTCATTAAATCAACATATTCTTTCATTCCACCCTAATATTTAACTTTACTGTTAACTTGACCTTGAATCTCTTTATCATCTTCAAAATCATCTAGAGCAAATTTAATTCCTTGATTTACTGCTTCTAATATTTTATTTGTTAATTTCATATTATATCATTCAAATTGATTACACCTCTGACAGGTATTCCAATAAAACGTTCTTTGGTTAAAATTTTATTATTTAATTTATTACTTGTATAACACATTCCATATTTACAATTATTAAGATAATATTGTGATGTCCACAAAAATATTGTATCATTAATATGTTCAAATATTGTTATACCGTTACTAAAATTTGTTATTGTATATCCTGCAGCAGGAAAAAATATTTCATTTCCATTTATTTTACTTTTAAATAGCTGTCCGGTTAATCTTTTTATCCCTAAATATGGATTTCTATTATCATACCATTCAGATACTGTATATTGCATTAATTCTTTATATTGTATTTCTGTAGGTGTATAAAATGAAAATCCGGGTAAATTCATATTTTGTGCAGCTGCATCATCATCTTTTAATAATTCAGTATAATTATCGCTTATATTATATTTTACTGGATTATTTTTATTATCTGACTGACTGTATGTTTGCCATGAATAATTAAGTTTGTTTCTTATTTCACCCCAAGCATAATAATTTCCATACCAATCTTCTGGTTTATTCAACTAATTTAAATTTACACCGACATTATATTTGCACCACTATGTTCCTGACGGAAGTCCAAGATCTATAATACTGTTTTTTAAATCAATATATTCTTTAATTCCACCATCATATTTAGTTTTACTACAAGTCTATCCTTGTAATTCTTCATCTTCAAATTCATCAAGTGTCATTTAGTTTTCAATTAGCTATTTAATCAATATATTTATTATTAAAACAATGAATTAAAAACCTGATAAAATAAAAATAAATAATAAAAGAAATTTATATATAGCATAAATTATGAAAATGAAGTTTCCATATGAATTATCTGAACAACGCCAAAGCTTGTTATCAAAAGATGATTAGCTACTTTATAAATATGAACATTCAGATTTTTTCGATTATAATACCAAATAGAGATGCATGCAGGAATATCAAAATGCTTTATTGGCGCGTCAAGGATATTATGTGCAAGAAATTAAAAAGGATCCGCAATTCAATACTCTTAATGAATCTGAAGTTTTTGAAACCGCTAATGAATTAGCTTTATATGAAGCCAATAATTATGCTGAACAATTAGCAGAATTTTTAGATGAATGTATATTAGAAAATATATATACAGAGGATGAAGCAACAGAGTATATAAAAGAATTTATGACTAATTTTAATGAAATGAGTCAAAATACACTTAATGAAGCTAATGTGATAAATGAAGATACTGGTGATACACCGGGTCCTGATATGACATATTGGATGACAGGTTTAGGTGGAATTTTTGGCGGTTTTTTTGGAATTGTTATTGCATTAATTATGCGCGGAAAAACAAAAATGGCAATTAGAATGCTTGAAAATTCAATGAATAAAATTGTAGAAAAAGTTGATGACGGTGTAAATAAAGGAAAAGGCCGCGGATTATGGGCAAGAATAAAAACTACAATAGGCAAATGGTTTGGTAAAGATAAAAGTGGTGAGAATGAAGGTGAGCAAAATACTATTTGTCTTAGAACATTACAAGAAAATTTTCAAGCGGACACTGCGACAAAAGCTATGGTATTTTGTAAAAAAATGGGAATATTACCAGATGATTGGAACAGCGCAATGGTTGCATTGCGTAGTAATAACTGTAGATTGGGTTCTTTAAATGATTTCAGAACATCAATAGTAGAACCTGTTATTGAACTTGGTAATATAAGAGTTAAAAAATAATTTAGAAGAAAAATTTTATATAATAATATATGAAAATTAGATTTAAAAATAATAATCAATTATTAAATGAGGGTACTGTATTAAATGCATAGAAACCAGATAACATTGCAGCTAATTCTGTATAGTAGCAATTAGATTTTACACTAATGGATAGAATTGCAATTAAACAGTTTATACAAGAGCGTAAACGTGAATTATTGCCAATAGATATAGCAGTTCCATCTGATTTTTATACACCTATTATGCTAAAACCGGGTCCACAAGATCTTTAGGTTGTAATGCATACGGTACAGACTAATAAAGCAAGAAAAACCCGTGATCTTGAAGCATGGGGTATGGTTGATCCTATATCAACATTTAATAATGCTGAAGATTGTTGTTAGAAAATTTTTAATTCATTTTTCGGTGGGCCTATTCAATTGGCACAATCTAAAGCAGAAATGAAAGCAAATAAACAAGATATTAAAGATTCTAATGAAAGTCTTGCTTATGAATCTGTTTCATATGATTATTATAAACCATTAAATGAAAGTGCAGCTTTAACCGGCTTAGCACTTGGTAATATTGCGGGCAGTTTAGCAGGTGCCGGTGTAAACTTTTTAGGTGCAATGGGTGCCGGGTTTGCTGTAAGTGTTGCGCCAGCTGTCGGTGCAATTATGGTTTCTACTGATTTAATCGGTAAGGCTGGGCAAAAAATATTCGGTGACACTGATCGAAATGACAGAAATACCAATGATGAAGTTGCTGCACATTTAAATACAGAACAAATTGCATAGTCTGTTACACAAACACCATTAAATGGAAATGGTGATATTGTTGCAGCCATTGATAATTATATTAAAGAAATGCTTCAAGCTGGACGTGAATTATTAACCGGAATTTCAAGTAGTATGGGTAAAAAATATACTACTGAATTTGAAAATTTTATAGTTGGTTGTCAATCTGAATTAGCTGAAAAAATGAAAGACTTTATTCAGGAAAATTCAAAACAAATCCAACAAGAAAAAGAATTAAGAGAAAGAGTTCGAACAAATAAATTATAGTCATGGCAAAATAATAAAATGAGATGCTTGAAATTAATTGAAGCATTAACTAAATATATTCCAAATGCAAATAGCAGCGATGCAAATATAATAAGTTCAATTATTAATGATCTTTCTGCAGATAATAAAAATGGCAAAAAAATATTAGATAATTGGGATGATAATACCGATAATGTCAGCATTATGGATATTATTACCAATTATAAAACTAATAAATCAAATAATAAACAAAATAAAGAATAGAATAGTAGTATATCAAATGATTTTGATATGTCAATGCGTCTAAATGAAGATAATACTGAACAAACTGGAAGAATTGATATAAATCTAGAAAATATATATAAGATATTGATAAAAGATTTAAAATAGCGTATCAATGAAATTATAGATGAATTTGATCCTAAAAATATGGTGAATCTTGCAGAAACTAAACAAACAATGGAAGATTTAATAAAAGCTGCAGATGAAACTATTAAAAATAAAATTCAAATTATTACTAAAGCAAATGTATCACCAGCAGCATCTAAAGAATCCGGTTTAGGTGCAGCAGCTATACAATTCTTAGCAGGTCATCCAATTGAAGCAAATAATTTAACAGAAGTTTGGAGCAGACACTTGGCTGATCTTAAAACCCGTATGAATAACCGTATAAAAATAATGACAGATGCTAATAATCCAGTCAGAACTTTAGGTTGGACATTAAATATGTGTCGTACTGTATTTCCTGAATTTTTTGCAAGAATGTTAACATATCGTTATGCATATGCATTATTAACTAATAATGGTATATATTCATATGATACAGCACAAGCCGCACAAGACATAAGTATATTTAATGCACAAGATCCAAGTACTGGTCAAAGTTTTAGAGATGCATATGTTTCAAGTGCAAGAGCAGAAATTATATATGTATTGAATAATTACGGTAGTGAATATACTGCCGGTGATTCAACATTTATAGATGTTGATGAAGACGGTGGCTATAAATTAAATGGAAATACTATACGTTATGGGTCTTTAATGTTACATAGAATTGCAGGTAACAATTTAACAACTGATGATAAATTAGTTGGCGGTATGGCTTTTGCTAATTTATCAAATGATAATAAAGGATTAGAGCATTTAATTGATGTATTATATGGTAATATGACATTAAGTGGTTTAGATACACACAGATTACTTATGGTTCAAATTGAAAATTTAGTATAGGCGTTTAGATTACCACAAGAGCTATAGCAATCGAAAGATTTAATAAAAAATACATATAGTACAATTATTAATGAAATTTGTAGCAAAGCAAATAATATTGATAATGATAAACGTGCAAAATAGATTGCAGATTCATTATATATTATAAATACTGTTGGTCCTAGAGAAATATACCGTGTATATAAATCTAATGAAAGCAAATTGCTACCTTTAATGGAAGCATTTGAAAATGCTAATTATGGTATTTTTGAAGGTAGTGAAGATAATGAGAATAAAGATAAATTAACAAATATTAAAAATGATGTTAATAAGTATTTTGCTAATATAACTTTTCCAAATTTACCTGAAAATACAGAAAATTCTTATAAAGAAGCCATTAAAACTGTATTTTCAACTGATGAAAATAAAGCTAAAAATGATTATTATGCATATATTTTATCATGGTATTCTAATAAAGATGCTTTAGCTGGAACTGTATTATCAACAACTATTGGTTTATTTGCGCCAGATGAAATTAAAAATGTTTGTGAAATGACACCACCATTATTAAGATTGGCGGTATCTGGTTTATTAGCTTATGCAATGAAAGAAGATAAGAAAGATGAAAATAATAAAGAAAAAGAAATTGTAAATATATTTCAAGAAATTAAACCATATTGTGAAGAAATAAAAAATGCAAGTTTTAATAAAACAACAATAGATACGTTGAATGGTAGTAATCCTGTGGCAGATAATGCAAAAAAAGAATATATTAAACATTATAAAGCAGTTATTAACCATATATCTGAAAAATATAAAGATCTTACAAATAAAGAATTAAATATAACAAAACTTGCAGTTATTATTAACAAAATCGTTAGTTATGATGATAAAGGACAATATAAAGTAGTTGTTGATATACTTAAAGATATTATATTTGAGAAAGATAGTAATAAAAAATTTGGAGAATTAAATTTAGATGAACGATATAATATATTGAATAATTTAAGAATATCGATAGAATCAATTAAAGATTTAGTTGAATGGCAAGAATTAACTGCTGCTATAAACAAATTAAAAGAATTTGCTGAAGAATCAGAAGAATCAAATACATATCCACAATTAAATTCTAATTCTAATAACGAATCTATAATATATTTTAATGATAAACAATATAATATAGTAAATAATATATATGTTTTAAATGAAGATAATAATGAAAATATAAATAATACAGAATCTACTGAAATTGAAAAAGGTATAAATGTAATTAGTAAAAATGAAAATAAAGCTAAAGAAATTTTAGCAATACTTAAAGGCGAAAAAGATAATTCATAGTCAACAGAACAAATTAATAATGAAGAAATTATTAAAAGTTTAGATAATATGACAAAAATAATTACATCATTTTCTCTTTAAAAATAAAATTAAAAATTATGAATTTTGATTTTAATAAAAATATAAATGAGTCATTATCATATTAGCAATATAAAGATATTAGAAATTTTTATATTGCTAATAATGCTATTGAATCAGTAAAACAATTAGATAAACAATATTATTTATTTTTTAATAAATTAGTATCATCTGGCGGTTATAAAGGGCAATCTTCTAATAATCAGAATACTTCAAATAATACGGCGGTAATAATTTCATAGCCTAATAAACCAACTCGTCAAGAATAGTTAAAAACATAGCAAACAACAAAATATGAAAGAATTATTAATGCTACTAATAATATACAATTTAAAAATGCATTATTAAAAATTGTTAATATTCATGAGCAAATTCTTGATATGTATACTAATACATTATTTGAAGGTGATTGGGATGAAGTAATGCAAGATAAATTTGAAAAATTGATTGGTGAATACCAAGAAAATATTAATTATATTAAAAAATCTATTCCAACAATTCAATGGAAATCTGAAGCAAATAAAGTAGAATTTACTAAAGTATTTAAAGAAGTTTGGAATGCAGATGCAGAAACATGGAAACATGTAATGGCACGTAATTTAAATTATTTACGATATAGAACAAACCGCAAAAATATAATTCTTCAAATTTGTGATGTTATCGGCAATTTGAAATCTACTAATAAATGTGATGAAAATGCTATATTCAGATATTTTAATAATAGGTGTGCAGATATTAAATTATTTGATAATTCTAATAAAGCTGATAAAAAAGTTATTTTAGGTTTATGGTTAAAACCACATTTAAATCAGGTTTTTGATGAATTGCGTGATAAACATTTAGCCGGTAACGGATTAGAAACAGATTCATCTGATATATACAGAATATTTTAGATATATGTTCAATGCCGTGAATATGCATATAAAATATTTAATATGATGGTTTCTAATAATAATGTTAACGGGTATGAAAAATGGCATAATAGATTTATTGATTATTGTGATGCAACATTAAGTAAAGGTCAAATAGAAATGTTAATAAATGCAACCGATACAGAAAATCAATTTGTTGAAGCTGATGACTATCAAAATATAATGGATGAAGAAACATGGGAAGCAAAAGGAATTTATGAATCATGGTTTGATGACAGTTTGGAATATTATCAGTCTCATAAAGAAAGATATAATAAATCCAAAATCAATAAAATAAACATGGTTCCTACTAATGCTAATCAATGCAGAGTCACATGTGACGGTAAAAACGTATACGCAAATGCAACCTTCTATCCTGGTGATATTATTGAAATTTGTCCGACTAAGAAAATAGACAAATCTGCATTATATTCTAAAGATATGAGAGATTCTGTTTTTGAAGTTGTTCCAAATGAAGAGTGGGTTCTTCCTTATGGATATTGCAGATTTTACTTGAGTGATCATTTTGGCGATGGAAATTGCAATTATATTTGGGATCCAGTAAATAGAGTTATTGTTATAAAAGCAATAAATAAAATACCAAAATATAGCAAACTATTATTAAATATTAGCTATAAATAATGCTTGGAATAATTTTTTAAAAAAATTATAATAAATAATAAAAGAGATAATAAAAAATAGGGTATAAATATCCACAATTATATATTAATTATGAAAAATTTTAATACTGTTTATAATAATAGCAGACAAGAAGTTTTAAAAGATAGAGCTGCAATGTATGAATCACAAAAAGTAGCTATTGTAAAAGTTCTCAAAGAGAATTATATGGTTACTGGCAATATTTCTGATCTTCCAGCAGAAGAACAAAAGAAATTTGCTTCACGTCTTCTTGAATATTGGTCTCCAAAAACCGGTATTAAAAAAGAAGGGGTAAAGTTATTAAATGAAAATGAATTAACTTTGTCACCCGCTTCTAATAAAGAAGATATTAAATTATATATCGAAAAACAAGTTAGAAAACATTTAGTTGCTATGACTGAAGCATATAGACAAAATAATGCTAATGCTGTTGTTGAAGCTATTAAAGCTGATGTTGAACCAAAGATTCATAAAACACTTAAAGAATCATTTGTTAATAATACTGTTTGGAATATAATCGGTGATCGTATCAAATTTGGATTAAATTGATTTAATTCAAAGCCCCTCAAATAATTAATATATAAAGAAATGAAATTGACTATAATTATTATAGTTGATTTCATTTTGTTTATTATTGTTAAATAAATATATTGTTATGAAATATAATTTGAATAATAAAATATTAGAAGCTGTCAATAGAGGAATTAAGTTTGCATTAGATGACTATGATGATCAAGAAGAGATTCAAGGTTAGTTTAATAGCAAAGTTAAATATGATCATGGAACTAAAGAATATTTAGAAATAATGGAAGAAGCCGTTGATTTAGGTCTTCCATCTGGTAATTTATGGTGCAAATATAATCTTGGCGTTAATCCAAATTAGTTATCTAAACCAGAAAACTGGTATGGAGATTATTATGCATGGGGAGAAATAACCAGAAAAAATGAATATTCATGGGGAAATTATAAATGGGTAAATGGTCCTGATTTTGATTTTACAAAATACTGTAATAAAGCCGGATTGGGATTTAACGGTTATACCGATAATTATGAAAAACTTCTTCCGGAAGATGATGCGGCTACTCAAAATATGCATATTAATAATTTTATATTTCATATGCCGACAGTAGAAGATTTTGATGAATTAATCCAATATACAACAACAAAATGGTATGATATTACAAATCCATACCTCGGTATTAAAGGTTTAACAGGGAAATTATTTATAAGTAAAATAAATGGTAATGAAGTATTTTTTCCAGTTACAGGAAAAATTGAAACTAAATTAAATAGTCGTATAACATCAATTATCAATATAAATACATCAATAGATTTATGGACATCTGATATATATAGTAATTGTAATTATAGTTACCAATATAAAGGCGGAGAAACAACTAATACAATAACCAGTGAATTTCGATTTTATGGAATGCCTGTTAGAGGTATATTAAATGAATAATATGAAATTAACAAATAAAATATTAGAAGCAATTAATCAAGGAATTAAATTTGCACTGGATGATTTTGAAGATCAAGAAGATATTCAAGGTCAAATTAACAGCAAAGTTAAGTATAAAGGCGGAATGAAAGAATATTTAGAATTAATGGAAAAAGTCGTTGATCTTGGTCTTCCTTCCGGAACTCTTTGGTGTAAATATAATCTGGGTGTTGATGATTCAAAAGAATTAAAGCATATATATCAATGGTATGGTGATTATTATGCATGGGGCGAGACTGCTACTAAAAGTTATTATAGTTGGAATAATTATAAATTTGGCCATATAGATAATCTTTCAAAATATAATAAAAATGATAATTTAATTAAATTATTACCTATAGATGATGTTGCGACACAAAAGCTTGATAATAATTTTTATATACCTACAGTCAAACAATTTGAAGAATTATTCAAGTATACAATATTTACTGATTATACAAAGGAAGATGGTGAAGCTTATTTAAATATAAAAGATAATTTTGACAATGGTTTATATGGACGATTATTTATAAGTAAAATAAATGGAAATAAAATATTTTTTCCATTTGCCGGATGGTCTTCAAGTTTTAATAATAAACATAGTAAATTTCCATCAATTTCAAATAAATAGGAAGAAGGTTCTTATTGGACATCAATCTTAGCAAACGATCAAAATAATGTATGTAAAAAGGCATATTGTATATCATTTGGTATGACAGCTGATTCAATTGAAGGTGTAAACCGTAATTATGGGTTAAGTATTCGTCCGGTAATAAATTTGTAAAATTTAATTAAATGAAAAACTATAAACAAATATTAGAAGCTGTCAATAGAGGTATTAAATTTGCATTAGATGACTTTGAAGACAATGAACTTCAAGGTCAAACCAATAGTAAAGTTAATAATACTAGTAATTTAAAAGAATATTTAGAATGGAATAATTTAATTGATAATAAAATTAAAAATTCAATGTGTTTGTTAAATGGTTGGATATCTGTAAAGGAAACAAACCGTTTAGCAGAATTATCAAAATAGTTTAATATAAAATATAAAGTTAATTCAAAAGATGAATTAGATAAAATTATTACATGTATTATTGATGTAAATTATAAAGCTAATTTGAATTGGATAGATACCAGTAGTATAAAAGATATGTCTATATTATTTAAAGATGCTGAATTTGACGGTGATATTTCAGAGTGGGATGTATCTAATGTTATAAATATGGAATCAATGTTTGAAAATTCTTCATTTAATCAAGATATATCAAATTGGAATGTTGATAATGTAAGATATACGCGTTTTATATTTTACGGTTGTCCGATAAAAGATGAATATAAACCTAATTTAAAATATGAAAAATTATAATAAAATATTAGAAGCAATTAATAGGGGGATTAAATTCGCTTTAGATGACTTTGATGATAATGAACTTCAAGGTCAGGTTAGCAGTAAAGTTAACAATAAAGATCTTGGCTTCGAAGGATTATTATTTAATGAAATTATAAATATTCCATTATTAACAACTATTAATATTGATTTAGAAACTAAACGGTTAATACGTCAAAAATATAAACAATTATTAAATTATTGTTTATCACATAATATTAAATATGTTGTTAAAGAACGCGATGATTTACTTAAATTTATTCGTCGTGTTACAATAGTTGATAAAAAAGCCAATTTAAATTGGTTAGATGTTTCTCATATAACTGATATGCGTTATATGTTTGATGATTATAATGCAAAAGGTTTTCACGGTGATATATCAGAATGGGATGTTTCTAATGTTACAACAATGGAAAATATGTTTTACGGTTGTAATAATTTTAATTGTGATATCTCTAATTGGAATGTGTCTAATGTAAAAAATATGAAATCTATGTTTGTAACATGTACAAAATTTGATCAACCTATTCAAAAATGGAATGTTTCGAATGTAGAAAATATGTGTGATATGTTTGCAGGATGTACACATTTCAATCAAGATATTTCTAATTGGGATGTTTCTAATGTAAAAGATACGTCATGGATGTTTTCAAGATGTTATAAATTTAACTAGCCAATCGGCAAATGGGATGTTTCTAATGTTAAATATATGGATTCTATGTTATTTAAATGCACTTCATTTGCACAAGATTTATCTGGTTGGGATGTTTCTAATGTTCAAACATATATATCATTTGCACCTAAAACTAAAATAAGTCCGGAACAAATGCCAAAATTCGGTTTACCGCAAAGCACAATAAATGTAATCAAAAAACTAAATAAAATGGGTATAATATAATTATAAAATAACAATTTATAATTATGGACGAAACTACCAGTGCAAATGTACACACATTCGGTATTAATGATTTATCGGCTAATGAACGAGTATATGTTAAGGGACATTTATTGGAATTAATCGGAAAAGCAATGCAAGCAGTATCAGAAGCCCGTCATTATGCACAAGATGTAAAGCTTTTAGATTCACAAGATTATTTGAATTTTGAAGATACATTAAATTAGATATCTGTTGCAGATCCTAATAAATAAATAAAAGAATATAATTAGCAATATGGCTAAAAAATATGTATTAAGATCATTTAAACCAGGTGCTTAGGATCATAATCATGTTAACCCGTTGATTAATCTTTCATCATTCGGTTTGCAAAGTAACCAAAGTATTATGAAAAATGCTTTGGCTATTAGTGCTTCATAGACTCGTAATGGAATGATGGATGATCAACTCAATCCTAATTATTATGATGCAACCGGAACAAATAGATTTACAAAATATAAAGATTTAACAAAGAACCAATCATCTAATTATGCATATTATGATATGACATATGCGACTCGTTGTCAGTATTGCAGACAACTTGCACGAGATGTTGAAATTAATTTTATATTGGAAACTATTTGTAATGAGGCTATTGTAAATGATGAAAACGGACAATTTGCCCACCTCAATCTTGACAAACTTAAATTATATCTTAATAAAGGATATGATAACAAGAAAACAAATACCAATGCAGACAAATTAATCAATGATTGCAAAATCGCATTCAATAGAGTTTATTCTGCATTCGGTTGGGAAAACAACAGCGGTGCATGGAACTATTTTAAAAAATTCTTAGTTGACGGATTCCTTGCATTTGAAATTGTTTTTGATGACAGACATAAAAATATTATCGGTATTTTAAATCTTGATCCGACTACTCTTCAACCTGATATTCAAGTAACTGAGGATGGACAAGAATTGTTTATTTGGTACCAATTCAAAGGTGCTGCAAATCAAAGAAAAATTCCAAATTCAAATATAATTTATATTTCATGGGGTGACTTAGGAGATACCAGAAATACTAATATTTCATATGTTGAAGGATTGACTCGTCCATTCAATATGCTGAGACAATTAGAAAACTCCCACATGATTTGGAATATTCAAAATGCACAAAACCGTATCAAAATCACTGTTCCAGTAGGTGAACTTTCAGATGCCCGTATTAAACAGCGTGTCAGTGAAATTTATGCAGACTATGCAGAAGAAGTGACAATGGACGATATGTCCGGCCAAATGCTTGTCAACGGCGAACCTAAATTCAATTTCCAAAAGACTTATGTATTTGAGGATCGTGGCGGGCAGGCAATTCAAATGGATACGGTTAAAGGTGACGGATACAATATGAAT